ATCCGGCCGGGAATGAGTTCCGAACAGATGGAAAAGGTGCGGAAGGAGATTCTGCGCGTCGCTTCGCAGAACCTGCGCGGCATATAGGCACGACAGGCAGGAATGCCTGAATTCAAAGGACAGGCACACGAGCCTGCTCAACTTAGGAGAATGAATGGCGATAATTACATCAGCGAATGTGGCCAGCGCGATTGTGAAGCTGGTGGCGGCAGACGCATTGCCTGCCTTGGTCGGGAACCTAGTGATGGGTAACCTGGTCAACCGCGATTACGAACCGGTTTTGGCACAGGCCGGGGACACGGTGAACATCCCGATTCCCCCGGTGCTGGTAGCCAACAACATCGCCGAAGGCGGACAAGTTCAACCGCAAAACCCTAACCTGGGGAATGCGCAGATTGTACTGAACACACACGCCGAGGCGACTTTCCAGATTCCGGACGTTACCAAAGTGTTGGCGGTTCCGGACTTACTGCAGGTCTACATGCAACCGGCGGTGGTGGCGATCGCCGAGAGCATTGAGACAAGCCTGCTGAACTTGTTTGCCGGGTTTACGGCGAACACACCGGTGGGCACGCCGGGTACACCGCTGGTGGAAGCGGTGATCGATCAGGCAGAGAGCGCCTTGTTCTCGGCCAAGGTTCCGGGGTCGGAACCGAAGTTCCTGGTGGTGGACGCGGCGACATATTCCGCATTGCGGCAGATCGAACGCTTCAGCGAATTCCAGACCGCCGGCGAGGCGGGACTGCGGGCTCTGATCGACGGCGCGGTGGGGAAGATCAAGGACTTCTTCGTGATGCGGTCGCAGTTCGTTGCGTACACCGGCAGTTCGCCCATGACGACCCACAACCTGGCTTTCACTAAGGCCGCGATTGGTCTGGTGATCAGGAGACTGCCGCAGCCGCTGTACGGCACCGGCGCAGTGGCGCACTACGCGGAGATGGGGAACTTCGGAATGCGCGTAGTGATGAGCTACCAACCAAATACGTTGGCCCAGCAGTTCACGGTGGACGTGCTTTACGGTTGCGCAGTTATCCGCAACAACTTTGGCGTTCAGGTGAATACCTAGCTGGCACACACGCTAGGATCGACTCAGGCCAACAACAAGAAAGGGGGGTCGGCGCGCCCGACCCCACAAGAGACGACCATGGACTTACAAGTGTATTTCAAGAAGATTCGAGCGATGGAAGAGAACCTAAAAGATCCGTCGGTGGTGTTGGTCAGCCACGAGACGCCCGATGGAGGACGGCAAGGAGTACGCACCGAGGTTCCGCGGCGCATCGCGGCGAGGATGATCGTGGAGGGCGGCGCGCGGCTAGCGACGGCTGAGGAAGCGCGAGAGTTCCAAGAGCAGAAGGCGGAGGCGAAGCGGCAAGCCGATCAACTCGCGGCGGCGTCGCGGATGCAGTTCACCGTCATTTCGCCCACTGAGCTACGCAAGCTCAAGAGCGTCGCACCGGCGGGCAAAGAGTAGGCGGCCGGGACGATGGCGCTATTCACGGACGGGATATCGACGATCCAGGATCTCACGGGCCAGGACTCTTCCGTCCTGGCGACAGCGCAGACGGAGAACATCGACCTCAGCCAAAAACTAACCCTGGCACAGCAAGGACTTGGAATCGAACTGACAACCCTTCTGCAGCGCAGCAACACCTACGACTGGCAGTTCTGGCTGCAACCTGACCCACAGTTGAACAACATCGTAGTCACGCCGCCGCTGCAGCTTTGGCACGTGTTCCAAACCTTGACACTGGTGTATCAGGATGCCTACTTCAATCAACTGAACGACCGCTATAAGGGCAAGCGTGACCAGTATCAGCAACTGGCGATGTGGGCGATGGACAAGCTCATGCAGACCGGGCTTGGCATCGCGGCCGACCCGATTTCGCAGGCAGCTCCGCCGCAACTGACGTCCCTTCCCGGTGGTCAACCCGCAACGACGTACTGCGCGAGCGTGTCGTGGTTGAACGCGGAGGGCGAAGAGGGGCAGGCCAGTAATCCGAGCGTCCTTACCGTGGCGGCCGGGAACGCACTGGTGGCCCAGCCGGTCAATCAACCGGCCAACGCGACGGCCTGGAATATTTACGTAGGGCTGTCGCCTACGGCGATGGCGCTACAGAATGCGCCGGCGCTGGCATTGGGTCAAGTTTGGGTCCAGGCAGGGCCAGTAACCACCCTGGGACAAGGACCGGGGAGCGGACAGGCGCCAGACTATCTTCGCGCCTTGCCGCGAGTTATTCAGAGGGGGTAGAACATGGCATGGGTAGGCAGCACGGTCACTGCGCAAGTAGTCACGCTACTGACCGCACCGCAGGGGCTGAACGCCTGCGTATCAACACTGGCTCAGGCCGAGAGCGCAACTCCACGGCCAATCGGACGGAGTCAGATTCTGGCCCAGAATGTACCGATTGAGCTGGCGGAGCGCAGCACCGACGCGCAGTATCCAGCGGTTAGCGTGTACTGCGAGAAGATCGTGAACCAGCTCAAAGAAAAATTCCGGAACTTTTCCGGCAAGGCCGTCATGACGATCGAGGTGCGCGTCTCGCAAGACAGGCTGGACGGGATCGAGGATCAACTCCAACTGTATGTCGATGCCACGACCCAGGTTTTAGACCAGAACCGGGGCGACTGGGGAGAAGGTATGTACTACGCCGGGTGCTATGAAGCGGCCTTAGGGCTCGTGAAGCATGGCGGACAAAACTTTATCCAGGTAGGAAAGGTCAGTTTCGAAGTTGGGGTGAGCGACTAAAGCTATGGCTTCGTATACTTCATCCAATTCCAACCGCTTCTACGCGGAACTAGAAAGCAGCTACGGGCAGACGCCGGCGATTACCGCGCAGAACCGTTTCCCGGCTGTAAAGCTCACGGCCAAGAATCAGTTGGAAAAGGCCGACCGGCGCGACAAGACAGGCAGCCGCACGTTCGTCGGAATACCCGCGGGGCTGCGGCGCACGACCAGTTTCGACGTGACAACTTACATGACGAGTTGGGGGGGACAGAGTTCCGGTCCATCTTATGGACCACTGTTTCAGGCCAGCATGGGCGCCTCTCCGGCAATGTACGCGGGAGGGACGGCCGCGGCGGGTTCGAGCGGCACCTCACTGGTCTTCGCGGCGCCCCATGGGCTTGTGGCGGGGCAAGGCGTATCCTGTAACGGAGAAATCCGATTTGTGACGGCAATTGTGAGCGCGACGGCCGTGCAGGTGAACGCCCCATTCTCCAGCGGTCCGGCCGCGGGAACCGAGATTGCTCCCAGTATTTCCTATATTCCGGCGACAGCACTGCCCAGCGCCAGCATCTTCGATTATTGGGATCCCAGCACCGCGCTGCAGCGGATTCTCTGCGGGGCGGCGGTAAACCGGATGACCGTAACGGTAAACGGCGACTTTCACCAGTTTGAATTCGAGGGAATGGCGCAAGACCTGATCGACAGTTCCAGTTTCGCGGCAGGGATGGGGCAACTGAGCAGCTTCCCCGCGGAGCCGGTCATCGGCTCCTTCGACTACTCAATCGTGCCGGGGAACATGGGAGAGGCGTGGCTGGGCAGTACGCCCGGCCAGTTCTACACAATTACGAGCGGCACATTCCAGTTAGACAACGGCCTGGACCTGAGGTCGAAGGAATTCGGGACCAACCTGCCGCAGGCTATTGCGCCGGGGCCGCGGTCCGTGACGGCGGCTTTCAGCCTGTATGAACTGGACGACGCCGCGACGCAGGGACTGTACCAAGCGGCGCGGCAGCAGTCGCCGGTAAGCGTGATGTTTCAACTCGGCCAGCAAACCGGGCAAGTTGTGGGCGTTTACATGATGAGCGTGGTGCCGGTAGTGCCTGAGTTCGACGACAGCGATAACCGGCTGCAGTGGAAATTCCAGGGATCGAAGGCGCAGGGGACGGCGGACAACGAGATCGTGGTGGCGTTCGGATAGCGTTGAGCAAGAAGGGCGGCCTGAGAGGCCGCCGCAGGCCGAGGGCCTGCCCCACAAAAAAAGGTTGGTTGGTGGCTAAATGGAATACTTTAGTGTTGAAACCATTGAATCCGCGGTGGCTCCCGGGGTAAGTTTCACGGTGGTTAAGACGTCATTTGGGCGCCGCGTTGAGCTGACGCGCCGCATCCGGGAATTAGCAGCGCGGAAAGGGTTCGTCGAGGCTGGCGACACTCCCGACGAAAAGATGGAAGCCGCGCTGCTGGCCTCGGAGATCGATCGGATCTACCTGCTTTGGGGCTTGAAAGAAGTGACGGGTCTGGAACTGGACGGGTTGCCGGCGACTCCGGAGTCACTGGCGGCGAGCGGGCCTGAAGATCTGTTCCGGGAGGCTTTGGCCGCCGTCAAGCAACAGTGCGGATTGTCGGAATCCGAAAGAAAAAACTGATCGTCGCCTTCCATTTTCAATTCTCCAACCAGGCCGGGTGGGAGTGCGCGACTTGCCGCAAAGCCGGCCTGGAGACGAAGCGCAGGTGCGGCTGGATGGCGCCAGCACTTGAGACGCCGGAGCGGGTGGTGTGGGCGAGAAACAATGTAGCGAGCAATATCTGTCCAAGATCGTTTATCACGGCACAAAGCATGGCATGGCTCGAGGATTATCTGGTACGGCGTAAGCTAGGGCGGAGGGAAGTCGAAGGTCTGGGGGCGCGCGAAGTGGAAGCTTTCCTGATTCTGGAGCACGAGCTTACGCAAACAAACGGCAGCCCCGGCGCTGGAAACCGAAACAGCGGTCCTGAGCCACGAGAGAGAAATGCCTAACACAGCGCAGCAGACACTTTTGACCGCGTTCAACCAAGCGTCGGGGAGTTCGGCGAGCGGACAATCGTCAACAGCCAACCAGGGCCTCATTGACGCTTTGGGACAAACCGCGCAAGTGGTTGACGCCCTGACTCAGGCGACCGCAAGCAACACCGATGCCCTGGCACAGAATAGTCAAACAAAGAGCTCCGGCGGCAGTGGGGCCGCATCAGACGCGCTCAGCGCGGCGGGCCAGCTTCTAGGAGGCGGGTTTAGCCTGATGCCGCTGGTATCGCTATTCTCCAGCTTGTTTGGCGGAGGACAGTCTCAACAACCAGCACCCTTAGTACCTTTTTCGCTCCCTCCATCTCTAAACCTTGAGTCCACCAACGACAACCAAGACGTAGTCTGGGGCGAGAACGGTCAGCCGCGTTCCGCTGCGAGTGGCGGGGGGTCGAACGCGGGTACACAGATAACCGTACAGGTACAAGCGATGGACAGCCAGTCGTTTCTCGATCATAGCGACGACATCGCCCAGGCGGTCCGGCAGGCGATGTTGAACATGAACTCCATCAACGACGTAGTAACGAACCTTTGACGGCCATGTTTCCGACGCTAAAGACCGGCGCCGTAATGCAATATCCGGCGAAAAGGACGCTGCAGTTCAACACCGACGCGATCCGTTTCCTGGACGGTACCGAACAGCGCTTTCGAGACAACCCGTCGGTACTGCACCGGTGGACCATCCAACTCGACTTGCTGGACGAACCCGAGCTAGCCGCGTTGGACCAGTTTTTCGTATCGAACCAGGGCAGATTCGGCAGCTTTTCATTTACCGATCCATGGGACGGAACGATCTATCCGAACTGCAGCCTGGGCGCGGACACATTCGGTCTTCAACTGAGGGGTGAGATGCGGGGCAAAACGACGCTGCTTGTCTGCGAGAACAGGACCTAAGATGTTTTACTTCCCACAACTCTCATCGGGCGCAACCTGCCAGTTTCCGATTACCAGGCAACGCTCGGCAAGGACGGTGGTGAATCAAAGCTGGCAGGGCTACCAGGTCAAGCTGGCCGATCCGGGAGCGGCGATCACGGATTGGCATTTATCGTTCGCCGAAATGAGCGATCAGGAGTTGGCCGCTTTGGAAGCTCTTTTTCAAGCGGTCGAGGGGCGGCTTACGCCATTCACTTTCTTGGATCCAGCCGATAACCTGCTGGCGTGGAGCGAGCAGCAAAGTCAGCCGGTCTGGCAAGCGGCGCCGCTACTGACCGTGACAGGCGGCGTGGCGGATCCGATGGGGGGCACGGCCGCTTGTCAGGTCGGCAACCCGACAGCCGCCACATTGATGCTACAGCAATCGATCAACGCGCCCGCGTCTTTGAACTACTGTCTCAGTCTTTATGCGCGCAGCAACCAGAGCACGCAGGTGTGGCTGGTGCGCGGTTCGGCGACGGACCCGCAGGCGGTCAGCCCAGAGTGGACCCGGCTGATGTCCGCCGGGCAGCTACAAGACGCGGCCGATTCCATCAGCTTCGGTATCGCGCTGGATCCCGGCGCCACGGTGGACATATTCGGAATTCAAGCGGAGGCGCAGACCGCCGCCTCGCTTTATAAGCAGACGGCCGAGACGGGTGGAGTTTACCCAAACGCGCGGTTTCGGGACGACGCGCTTACGATCACGACAGTAGGCCCAAGCCGCCATTCCTGCGAGTTGGATATCGTCAATGTTGAGTATCTATGATCTGAAAGAGATGGCGGTCACGGACACACCGTTGCTGCTATTTCAGTGCGTGTTACAGAACGGCCAGGCGGAGTACTGGAGCACACACCAAGTAACATATTCCGGCAACACCTACGCTCCGCGAGTGATCAAACACAACGTGTTCGCGGTACAGACGTCGTCTGGTCAGGGAGTCGACGCGATTCCACGGGTGTCGCTGTCGATGGCGAATGCCGATTCCTACTTTTCGGAATTGGAACGATCGGTAGGGTGGAAGGGCGCGACGCTGACCGTGACCTTCTTGTTTTACAATCTCCTCGAAGCCGCTGCGACATCGAATGCCGCGGTTCTGTTTCAAGGCATCGTCAACCCGCCCGACCAAAGCACCGAATCGCTATTTCAACTCTCGGCCGTGAACTGGATGAACATGCAGACCGTGCTGTTGCCGCCCGTGCGGATCCAACGCCGCTGTCCCTGGTTGTTTCCATCCACTCCACAGCAGAGGCAGGAAGCGGTGAACGGGGGCAGCAGCGGGCAATACTCGTTGTTCTACGCTTGCGGATATTCACCCGATCAGACTGGCGGCCTCGGCGCCACGGTAGGCGGCGTACCTTACACTTCGTGCGCCTACACAAGGCTGGATTGCGAAGCCCGGGGAATGTTCTCCGGACCGATGCGGTTCGGCGGGCTCGAGTTTGTGCCGTCATCCATTCAGGTACGCAGCTACGGCAGCGGGTGGCAGTACGCAGCCGTGGACGACAACATTGCGATCTACAACGACTTTGTCCCTTTGCTATACGGCACCGCCTGGTTTTATCCTCCCATCGTATTTACGCGGAATGACGGAAACCTGACGTACATGGAAGTACTGCTGGGGATGGGCCCAATCCAGGACGTACAGATGGTGCTTGTCAACCAGATCCAGATTCCCGTCGGGCAATCTGGTCTGAACATGACCTCGACGGGTTGGTACAACGTGATCAGCTTGGGCGGCCGGAACGGAGCTTTCGATCCGAATTTCACGGACGCAGCGGGCAACCCGGCCGGCGATCCCTACGGCAGCATGGCTTACCTCTCCGTTGTCGTGCCGAATCAGATCAGCAACGGCCAGTCGCTGCCCGCCGTGCAGGTCCTCGCGGATGGGCTGCAATTGCCGAGTTACGGGTCCGACGGGAGTTACCTGGCCCCACAGTTCACCGCTAATCCGGCATGGATTCTGCTCGACATCCTACAGCGCAGCGGGTGGGGGACCGAGAACATCGACCTTACAACGTTCGCGGCCACCGCGGCGTATTGCGATCAACAGATCCAGGCACAGGATCTGAACGGGAACAGCATCATGATCCCGCGCTTCCAGTGCAATTTGTGTTTGCAAAGCCGACGCAACGCGGCAGACACGATCCGTGGAATTCGGAACACGGCCCGGCTGCTGTTTACGTACAGCGTGGGCGGGTTGCTTCAATTGCAAGTCGAGAACGCCATTGCACTGCAGCAGCCGACGCTTCCCGCGTGGAGCAACAGCACGGAACCGCTGAATGGCGGCTGGCCGGCATATGAGTTTAGCGACGGATCGACAGGCGCCGCGAACATTCTGCGCAAAGCCAACGGCGTGCCGAGCGTGCAAATGTCATCCCGCAGCATCGCGGACACGCCGAACCAGGTGACGGTGGAATTTCAAGACGCGTTCAACGGGTATCAGCAGGACAGCCTGCTCACGGTCGACGTGGAAGATGTCCAGCTTACCGGCCAGGTGATTACCACATCGCTCATGGCGTTGGGGATTCCCAATTACGATCAGGCCGCGCGCATATCTCAGTTCATACTGGACAAGGCGGTCGGCGGCAACACTTACATAACATTCGATACCAGTGTAAAAGCCCTGGGCCTGCGCCCTGGCGACATCATCACCGTCACCTATCTGAAAGAAGGCTTTGAACGCCAGCCCTTTCGCATAACTAAGATTGCACCGGGGGCGAACTACAGGATCACCACGATCACGGCGCAGATCGAGCAGGATGAATGGTACGCGGATACCAACGGCCAGGTGCCGGGAGGCACTGGGACGTCCATTCAGCCCAATTCCGGCGTAGGCGTACCAAGGCCGTTACTCGGGAACACGATCGACTCCGGCGGCAACCTGGAATACCAGATCGCCGAGAGCTCCAATAACTCCAGCGATGGCGGTGTCGACGAACAGTTAACGGTGGGCTTTGTCGTGCCCTCGACCACTGCAACCGGCGGACCAGGTATACCGCTGGTTAGCCTTGCGGCCACGATCGCGGCAACTGGCACGCTGGCAGGGAACCAAGTATTGTATTACGCGGTGAGCGCGCTGGATTCCGCGGGAAACGAAAGCGGTCTCTCGTTCGTGATACTTGCCAGCATACCGGCAGGGGCAAACACGAACAGCGTGACCCTGACGGGGTTAAGCTTCGACGCCAGCACGGTAAGTTTCAACGTATACCGGGGACCGAATTCGCAGCAGTTGGGCCGGATCGCCGCCAGTCAGCCTCTGAGCAGCAGCTTTACCGACACGGGATTGGCGGCGCAAGTGTGGGCGCCACCCGATCCAAATTTCGATCATGCGAACTTCTATTGGCGGACGGAGCTACAGCCTCCCTATGCCGCGACCATCTCGACCGCCAACACAGTTGGCAACAGCACCGCAGAGATGAGCGGGACCAATTATACGGGCATGATCGTCCGCATTCTCAGCGGGACGGGTGCAGAACAGGAATACACAATTGCATCGAACACGGCGACGATTCTCACGCTGACTCAGCCGTGGGGCGTGCAACCGGATGCAACCAGCCTCTTCGCAGTAGCGGAAGCGGCGTGGCATTTTGCCGCTACTGCCAAAACCAGCCCGGTACAGTTCGAGATTCCGAACGAGACGGGCGTCACGCTGCACATACAGGGGAGAGGCACAAATGTGAACAATCTGGAAGGGCCCCCGTTATTGTCGACGCTGACCCGGTGGACAATCGGCGGCGGAGGGTTAGGGGATACGGCGGCTCCGCCGCAGCCGATCTTCGGGCTAGGCGCATCATCACTCCAAAGCGGCACGGTAGAACTGAGTGGGGTCTCTTTCCCAACGCTCACCAACACCACCAGCGTGACAGCAGGCACGCTGACCATGTACTACTGGGACGAACTGGCAGGGAGCACTCCATACTCGATAGCCGCAGCGATGGCGGCAACCGACACGGTGCTGAATCTCACGCCGGCTGGGACTGCCAATGCGGGATCGTTCGTGCAGGTCGAGGAGGAAGTCATGCAAGTGGCGGGCGTCGCAAACGGCGGGCTCCAATACCAAGTGACCCGCGGCATGCATGGTACCACCGCGACGTCCCATCGGGCACAGGTTCTTGTATATCAGTTGTTGAGCACCGTCGCCGCGGTTTCCTTCCCTTTGGATTTCTTCGGCAGCCCACTTAGCGGCAATTGGAGCTATCCGATGCCGCTGGCTAACACCAAGGTGGCCAGCGCGGAGTTGTTCGTCACAAATACGAAAGGCAACAGTCCGACGGCTGCGATTAACCTGACACAGTCGCTGGATTATGGTTTGCGGACGTTTTCCGGCGGACAGTACTCGTTCCAGGTGCAAGGATTCCTGGCGGTGGACAGCGATCCGGCGCCGAACGTGGTTGTGGAAGCGCCGCATGCGGTCGAGGATGTGTATGCGATCGTGAAGCAGGCTCCCGTTGGAAGCCCCATTCAAATCACCGTGAGCCAGAATGGATCTCCCTACTGCACTCTGACAATTCCCGATGGCGGCACGGTTTCGCCCAGCGTGGACGGCTTCGGGATGCCGTTGCTGGCGCAGGCGCAACTCAGCATCGCAATTACCGCAGTCGGACAGAGCAGTCCAGGCTCGGACCTCACGGTAATCCTGCGGCTGTGACCAGACGGCTAAACGCATGACCACGCTTCAGAAGCTCACTCCCGACCAGGACTTGCAGTGCTACTTCTATCAGCCCTCGGCAGTGGCGGCCCTAAGCGCGACGAGCGCGAACGGATTCACCGTTTCGGGTTGCTGGCGCACGCAGTCCGACTGGGTTGTCATCGAATGGAATCGCGACAACGTCTTTGAACATCCGGTATTCCGCAACCTGCCGGACAGCGACTTGAGCGGGCTGGAGCTTTCTTACGAGGAGACCCGCACCAACTGCCTCGCGATTGATTCGGCGCTATATCCAACCGTGGACTGGCCCTATCTTCGCGTGTGGGCCGATCCTGGCACCGGTGAGCAGCTTTACAGGATCCCGTTGATTGGTCACGCCGCACCGGTGGCGGGCAGCTATGGAGCGGCATCGTCGACTTTCGAACTGCAAGGCGCGGCAACCGGCGGCGACTATATTGAGTTGGCGTGGGATGAAGAGCATTACACGTATCAACTGTACGGCGCCGACACGCTGGAGTCAGCCGCGGCGGCACTGGCTAACAGCATCAACACGTTCTCGCAATCCATGCGGGCGTCGGCGACTGGCGCGTTCATCACCCTGACGCTCGCCATCAGCGGCACTGGGGCGAACGGTAACCGGATCGGCGTTTATGGAAACGCTTACAGCGTGCCGCCTGGAACGCCGACGGAGAGTTGGCAGCCCGGATGGCAACTTCTCAGCGGCGGCGTTTCGCCGAGCCAGTGGCAGATCAGTCTGGACTTCAGTTCGATCAGTGGGCTGGATCACACGGGGGCCACGGTTTCCGTACCCATGAATGCGGTGCGCAAGATGCGCTGGACATGGGCCGCCGATCTGCAGCCAGGCGATTTCGCGCGCAGCGAGTTTGCGGTGGCGGTTTCGAACTGGACGGTTAGCGGCTCGAACCGCAATTACCAGGTGGCGGGCATGGGAAGCTGGCGCGCGGAAGACGATGACGTTTCTATCGCCTATACCGGCCAGTGGACACCTGTTGTCGGGAACTACTCGGGCGGGTCGATCAGTTATGCAACCACGCCAGGCGCGAGCGTCAGTTACTCCTACCAATCTCCGCAAAGCCATATCCTGAACCTGGGGACGCGCAGGTTCCCCACCGCTGCGCAGGTAACGGTTCAAGTGGACCAGAATACAGAGCAGGTGTTGAGCGTAGCGCTTCCGGGCGAAGATGTCCTGGTCCGTTGGGCCCTGGGAACAATGACCGGCGGAACTCAGCACACGGTCACGATCGCACATACAGGCGCCGCGGGAGACCCTTTATATTTCGATTTCCTGGAAATCGCGATTCCGACCAGCGACCTCCCCACTTTTCTGCCTGACCCCCAAACAACCTTGGCTACCGATTGGGACACGCTAAACTCGCAGGCTCTGGCGCCGGAACGGACCGCGTGGCAGATCCAGTCGTTGGGATTCACTGGCAGGTCCAATCACTATGCGGGCGCGCTGTGGTTCTACGAGTTGGTTTGCGCGGGCCAACAGTACGCCGCCGGGACGATCGCGTTGTCCGGCACGTCGCAGTTCGGAAAGATAACTGAGATATCTTTGGGACCGACCGTTTTTACGCACCTGAATCTGATCGGCGACACACCTTCAAGCCTGGCACAGGCGTTCGCGCTTCTTATAAACGAAGGGGCCACCGGCGTATGGGGCCAGGCCAACGATGGGGTGCTCACGATCACCGCACGCGTCATGGGCAGTTCCGGCAATGGACTCACGCTCTCTGCCGACGTGGGCGGCAGTACGACGCTGCAGGCACAGGCGAGCGGAGCGCTGGCGGGCGGCATGGACGGCGCCTGGCTGACCGATTTGACCGCTATGCCGCGGATCAACCGCGCGGCACGCGACTGGAGCCGGAGTTTCTACACGGCGCTCAATGGCTACGGCATCGAGCCGACGGTTTCCTTCAGCACGGAACTGGGAAATGGCGACCCATCGGTGGCTGCGGGCATCGCGCAGTGTTATCCGGATGGCAGCCCGTGCCACGTGAACACGCCGGCGTTGCAAACCAATTTCTCGCTTTCGAGCCTGGCATACTGGCAGCAGGTCTATCTTGACATGGCCACCGTCATGGCGGCTGCCGGAGTGCAACCGTATCTGCAATTCGGCGAGGTGCAGTGGTGGTACTTCTGTCCGCCAACCGATCCAACCAATGGCAATTGGACGCCCATCGCCAACGGCGGCATGCCCTTCTATGACGCCTATACCATGGCAGCGTTTCAATCGCAGTATGGGCGGCGAATGCACGTGTTTACGGACCCGAGCAACAACCCCACGCCGTACCCGCAGGAATCCGCCTTCCTGCCTGGACTGATCGGTCAGTTCACCGCCGCGATCATGGCTTTCGTGCGGCAAACATACGCGGATGCGCAGTTCGAAGTGCTGTATCCGCCGGACACAAACGACGCTCCGCTAACGAGCGTGATCAACTTACCCACGCAGTGGTCTCCGGCGAACCTCAATTGCTTCAAGACCGAGAACTTCACCTACACGGGCGACTTCGATCTGGACAAGGCTGTTAATGCGATCGACCTGCCCATGCAGCTAGGCTTTGCGCCAGCGAATAGCGCACACCTGGTGGGTATCGGAAACTATATGACACCGTGGGCGAAGGAGTCCCGCATTGCAAAGGGGTTGAAGATGGGGTCGGTGGTGCTGTTCGCGCTGGATCAATGCTGCCTGATCGGGTACGGTTTGCCGCTTTCGGCCTCGCCCGGGCTGGGCCTGTTCATGGGGGCTTGA